AGGGCATTATTGGAGTTCCTGCGGAGTACGGCCGTCCGAGTAGGCGAGTGTGTGGCAACCAACAGGGAGAATGTAAATTGGCAGACAGGCGAAGTATTGGTATATGGAGAGAAAACAAAGGCATACCGTACAGCCTGCCTGGACGATATGGCAAAATACCATCTAAAAAAGTATATAGACAGCCGTACAGACGAATATGAAGCATTATTCGTATCGCTTAGGAAGGGGCATGGAAGGATACATAAAACGGGAATCGAAAACGCCCTTCGTTCGATTGCGAGGCGTTCGATACTTACACGTCGGGTATATCCGCATCTTCTGAGAAAGACAACAGCGACGAATATGACAAAGAAAGGCTGTCCGAGAGAGTTAGTGGCCTTTTATCTGGGGCATAAAAATGGGGACACAAAAACATTAAATAAGAACTATGCTGCCACCGATCCGGCGCAGATCACACAGGCTTTCTGGAAGTATGGTGCTGCGGCATAGGAAAACAGAAAGTAGAGTGGTGATATTGAGTAAAACAGAAGGGAAAGCTCTGACATTTAGGGAAGATAATGAGAAGAAGAAAGAATATCTGTGGAGATATCGGGATTCTGTACGTATGATTTCAAGGATTGAATCTGAATTGGTAGAGATTCGGGGGATGCGACTTGGAAGGGCGATTACTTATAATGGTTTACCATCAGGGGCGGGACAGTCAGATTTGTCGGATTATGCTGCAGAGTTAGATAGGATGGAACGAGATTTAGTAAATGAACGTTATAATCGGATTAAGCTTTATATGGATATATCCGGTAGGATTAAGAAATTAAAAAATCAAAATGAGAGTGACGTGCTATTTTACCGATATGTAAAGGGACTTGACTGGTGGGAGGTTGCAGAAAAAATAAAGTATTCTGAACGTCAGGTGCACCGTTTCCATGGAAAAGCGTTGGCGCATTTGCAGATTCCGAAAGAAATAAAAGATGTCATAGAATGTCAGTCCAATCTGTGATATTGTGATATCATCAGAAAGCAAAGAAAGAGGCAGCAGTCAGTAATGGCTTGCTGCTTTTTTAATAGATAAGAGAGGTGGTGGGATGCCGAGAGCCAGAAGCCCGAAGCGGGACGAGGCATATAAGATGTGGCTTGACTCGAACGGGAAAACGAAATTAAAAGACATCGCTTCTGCCCTTGGCGTATCAGAATCCCAGGTACGGAAGTGGAAAAACCAGGACAAATGGAATAGTAACGTTACTAATCAACCGAATGGTAACGTTACCAAACGAAAACGGGGTAACGATCAGGGTAATCACGAGGAAACGAATCAGGCGGTTGAACAGGTCATAGAAAACACCGAATTAACAGATAAACAGAGGCTTTTCTGCTTATATTATATCCGGTGCTTCAATGCCACAAAGGCATATCAGAAAGCCTATGAATGTGGCTATGAAACGGCAATGGTTAATGGTTCAGACTTACTAAGAAATACTAAGGTAAGAGAAGAAATCCTGCGCCTGAAGCAGAACCGCCTAAACCGCGAGATGCTGGATGAGTCGGATGTGTTCCAGTGGTATCTGGATATAGCGAGAGCAGACATCAAAGATTATGTAGAATTTGGCAATGAAGAAATCTCCGTGACAGATAAGCAGGGCAATGAGCATACCATAAAGGTATCGAATGTAAACATTAAAAATGATACAGAAGTGGACGGTATCCTTATCTCCGAGATATCGAAAGGAAAAGACGGAGTAAAGGTCAAGCTGCCGGACAAACTCAAGGCAATGGAATGGATCGCAGACCACATGAACCTTGCTACCGAAAAGCAGAGGGCGGAAATTGAGGTTCTTAAGGCAAAGGTAAAAGATAATAGTCATGCATCCGCAGAAGATAAGGTTAAAAAGCTGTTTGAAGCGATTGGGGGCGTCTTAGATGCTGAGTCTGAATAAAATATATTCCCCCAAGCAGATAGAAGTATTAAAAGCCTGCCGATCCTCAGATTGGTTCATGCTAATCAACCACGGCGCCAAAAGAAGCGGTAAGACCCAGGTTGATAATGACCTGTTCATTCAGGAGTTAATGAGGGTGCGCGGTATTGCGAATAGTCTGGGAATAGACGTCCCACAGTACATTCTGGCCGGTTATTCCCTTGGAAACATTCAGGACAATATCCTTACAGAATTATCGAACAAATACGGCTTTGAATTTAAATTCGACAAATACAACAATTTCACCCTGTTCGGTGTAAAGGTAGTACAGACCAGTCATGGTTCCATCAGCGGTTTGGGGCGAATCCGCGGTATGACATCCTTTGGCGCCTATATCAACGAGGCTTCTTTGGCGAACCAGGAAGTATTTGACGAAATCAAGGCAAGGTGCAGCGGCCCAGGCGCTCGGATTATTGCAGATACGAATCCCGATCATCCAGAACACTGGCTGCTTAAGGATTACATTGAGTCAAAGGCAGGTGGAATCGTGAGTTTCCATTTCCAACTGGACGACAATACCTTTCTGGATGAACGGTATATTCGGGAGATTAAGGAAACAACACCGAAGGGGATGTTTTATGACCGTGGTATCCAAGGACTATGGGTATCCGGTGAAGGAGTGGTATATCCGGCATTTGACAGAAATGTCCATGTAATCACGGCAGAGCAGGCAAAGAGAATCATCTTTGACCGGTATCTGGCAGGCGTTGACTGGGGATGGGAACATTTTGGCGCGATTGTGACAATCGGTGTAAAAGGAGATTCCTACTACGTTATCGAAGAACATGCAGCACAGCATAAATATATCGGTGAATGGATTCAAATAGCAAAGGATATTATCAGGCGGTATGGTAATATCCCTTTTTATTGCGATCCGGCACGGACAGAGCATATAGCCGCGTTTCAAAAAGCGGGTATCAATGCATACCTGGCAAATAATAGGGTTTTATCTGGGATTGAAGAAGTTGCCACTCTGATGGAGAGGCAGCAGTTCTTTATCGTATACGAACAATGCCCGCGCTTCCGAGAAGAAATTTACAAATATGTGTGGAAGAAGAACACGGGCGAACCGCTGAAAGAAAATGATGATGTGCTGTGTGCGATCAGGTATGGAATCCATTCTGATAAGACTGTCAGCACCATACAATCTCCGGAAGAACGGATGAAGAAAGCAAAGAAGATAAGGGGGATGTTATAGGATGGAAGAATTCAAGGTAAATGAATTTGAGCATGGCACAGACCGAACCATATATCATACACACAGGAATATGCAGCAGGCTTATGGGCCTGAGGCAAATTTTCATTATCGGGCGAACAACGCTGATGAGGTCCTGGGTGACTTAAACAAGCTAATAAATATGATCCAGAACCATTATCAGGTACAGTGCCCGCGGCTTGCTTCCCTGGATAATTACATGAAAGCAAGGAACGACGGGATTTACAATGATGAATGTAGGAGGACGGAAGAAGGGAAGGCCGATCACAGGGCAGCCCACAATTTTGCCAAGATTATTAATATCTTTGACGTCGGCTATAACACGGGGATACCCATTAAGAAGGCCAGTGATAATGAACAGATTAATGAGCTGGTGAAGGAATACGACAGGCAGAATGACATCGAAGCATTAGACAGTGAGCTGTGGCGGGATTTCCGAAAATACGGAAGGGCCTATGAATTACAGTATCGAAACCAGAACGACGAAGATTGCTCCGTAATCAGCAATGTTTTTGAAACCTTTGTCTGCTATGGCCTGGATGTTGAACGGACGCCGCTTTTTGCAGTCAGATACCCTAAATATTGGACGGGTATGGAGGAACGAACGACAGTAATCGTATATACGGAAACGGAAATTATTACCTATAAGCCCTGTTCCTTAATCATGATGGTGCTGGAGGAGGATAAACGGGAGGATCATTATTGGGGAGAGGTTCCTGTCACCGAGTATTCGCCGGACAGATACCGGCAGGGAGGCTATGAAGATGTGACGCCCCTGATAGATTTGTATGATGCTGCCCAGTCAGACACCGCGAATTATATGACCGATTTTAATGAGGCTACCTTAGTGATTTCTGGAGATTTGGATCGTGACCGGTACTCTGTCAAAGAAATCATTGAAATGAAGAAAGCGAACTTGTTACTTCTTGAAAGCGGAATCAATCCGGATGGCAGCAGGACCCAGACGGAAGCAAAATACGTATATAAACAGTATGATGTAAACGGTGCAGAGGCGTATAAGGAACGGATTCAGAAGGACATTCACAAGATTTCCTTTGTGCCGGATTTGACCGATGAGGCTTTCAGTGGGACCCAGTCGGGGGAGGCTATGAAGTATAAGCTGTTTGGCTTCCAGCAGATGTCAAAGACCAGCCAGAGGGGATTTAAGAAAGGGCTGGTTCGCAGGTATCGCCTTCTTCTGAACATCAAGAATTATGTGAACGAAGCGGATAACACGAACCTGGGAGATTTCACAATCACATTTACCCCTAATCTTCCCAAGGCTGTCTTAGAGGAATTAAAAGCACTCTCCGACGCAGGAACGGAATTTAGCCAGGAAACCCTTCTTGAACTGGCATCTTTCGTAGAGGATGCGCAGGCGGAGTTAGACAGAGTGAAGGAAGAACGTAAGAACGAGCAGGAGACGGTTATCGACCAGAGAATGTTTGGAGTTGGTGCAAATGGACAGTCACGAATACTGGAGGAACAGAGAACGAGAGCAGTTGAAGCATAATATTACCGATGAGGCAGAATACCGCAAACACATCGGGGATATCTATGCTTATATGATGGAACAGATCCAGAAGGAAATCAACGGATTCTATGCGAAATATGTGAAGAAGGAGGGTATTACACTATCAGAGGCAAAGAAACGGGTTTCTAAGCTGGATATTGAGGAATATGGGCGCAAGGCTGCTAAATATGTAAAAGATAAAGATTTCTCTGACGAGGCAAATGAGGAAATGCGCCTTTACAATGCAACCATGAAAATCAATCGGTTAGAAATGCTGAAAGCAAATATTGGCCTGGAATTGGTGGATGGATTTAACGACCTGCAGAAATATTTTGAAAAGATTCTAACAAAGAGAACCTTAGAAGAATTCAAAAGACAGGCCGGAATCTTAGGCAATACAATCCTGGATAACGAGAAGGCGGCACATGCGATTGTAAATGCTTCCTTCCACAATGCCAAGTTTTCAGACAGGGTTTGGCTCTATCAGAATATGCTGAAAGCGGAACTGTCTAAGCTGTTACAGACAGGGCTGATACAAGGGCGGCATCCAAGGGTTTTAGCAAGACATCTGGTTAAGCTGTTCGGAGTCAGGCGGGTGGATGCAGAGAGGTTGATGTGTACAGAGCTTGCCAGGGTGCAGACAGAGGCACAAAAGCTGTCATTTGAAAGGAATGGATATGATGAGTATGAGTTTATCGCATTAGATACCGCTTGTAAGATTTGTAAGGCGATTAATGGAAAGCGTTTCAAGGTAAAGGATATGATGCCAGGGGAAAACGCGCCGCCTATGCATCCGCGTTGTAGGTGTAGCACGGCTGCATATATGGACCGGAATGAATTTGAGCGTTGGCTGAGTGAGAAAGATGAGATGAAACTATCAATACCTGATGAGATATATGCAAAATCTGGAATGAGCAGTAAGACGCGAAATAAAATAAATCAGGCGATACATAAATTAGAGCAGGAGTATAATGTATATTTAGATAGATTGGAAGGCGGCCATCTTGGAACAAGGGATTTATTTATAAGCGGAGGATTTGTAGATAATGACGGCGTATTGAAACATTCGATTGTGTTTAATTATGATATTGATTACGAAGAAGTTGAACGCAGAATGAAACTGATGTATAATAAAAAGCAGATGGCAGGGAAAAGTTTTGAAGATTATTTGGCTCATGAATTTGCCCATATCTTACCCTTTCAAAACTGTGTTACTGCTGAAGAATATCAAGACCTTCGCAATGACCTGAAGAATCAATTTGTCAGTGGTGTGTCAGGATATGCGGATAGAAGCAGGGATGGGGCTGAAAGCCTTGCAGAAGCGTTTGTCAGGTACAGGAATGGAGAGGAGATACCGGATGAATCAAGAGAACTCATTCAAAGATACATTACTCCTTGGCGGAGATAAATTTACATTGCCGAAGTGTATGGTATGTAAGAAGCTGATTGGTGATGGTAATGATGATACGGTTATATGTAGCGCATTTCCTGAGGGTATACCGGATCATGTAATGTGGGAACAAGAAGATGTGGAGTGTAATAACGGAATAAAGTTTGAAAAAGTGTAGATGCCACCAGTCGTTAAGGCCGGTGGTTTTCTTATACCCATTTTTAAGGAGATACAGCATGAAGTTAATTGAATATGGGGAGAACTCCTGTCAGGGTATGTTCCTGACCTCCCCAGAACAACCGGAAGGTACGGCGAAAGGCTGTGCCTTATTTTAATTCCATAGGTAGGATGGAAAATTTTGAAAAACCTCTTGAATTATGTCATGACATAAATTATAATAAGATTACAGTTAAGAAAGAACTTAACAAGTAAGGCAGGCAAGTAGCCAGAAAGGAGAACTTATGGTGGATATGGGAATGACAGATAAGCAGTTTAATGGGTTTGTTAGATTTCTCTTGGATGCATTGAAAGAAGCTAGAGAAGAAAAAGAAGATGATAAGAAAGATGAGAAAATTTCTAAAATCATCGATAATCTTCAAAAGACATTAGAAGATTAAAAAGCCTCACTTGATAAACAAGCAAGGCAACTAACCCATATCGGGCGGCACTTGCCGCCGTCCGATTCAAACAAATAATAGCATTTGTTTGATAAAATGGCAAGAGTCAAGAGGTGATTTCGGTAGACACGAAAAAAAAGGGTAGACCGACAGACAATCCTAAAAGTTATAGAGAAAGTTTTAGACTATCTGAAACAGATATGGCAAAAGTTAAATTTTGTATAAAAGAAACAGGAATGAGTAAAACAGATATAATAAGAATGGGAATTGATGAGGTCTACCAGAAAATAAAAAAATAAGAAACACTCGACAACCTACCAAGCCAACCGAGTGAATCAGCGAAGCGGAATCCAATTCAGATATGTATAACGATAAATGAAAATGGAACGGTACAGCAAATTTAGTACAGGACACCACTCAGAAAGGGGTGGTGTTTTTCTATGGAGAAAACTTGATAGAGGAGGTGATTCATCTTGATTGAGGTAAGTGTCCGAAAGGACGGAATCACAGTCACGGGCCATTCTTGGTACGACCAGCATGGCAGGGATATCGTGTGTGCTGGCGTAACCGCATTATTACAGACTTTGCTCAAATCCATTGAAGATTTGACAGAGGATACAATCGAATACGAAATATCGCCTGGAAAGGCTGATATAAAATATGGGAATCTGTCAGAGGAATCAAAAACTCTGGTAGATTCCTTTTTCCTTGGTATCTGCATGATATCCAAAGAATTTCCGGACTATGTCCAAATAGCTTAAAAGAAAGAGAGGTATCAGAAATGTGTAACAAAGTAGTAAAGGTATTGATCGCAGAAACACGGCGGAAACCATCCCCTTTATACAGTGGTTTGCAGTTATTTGCTGACGCAGGAGGAGACACTGGTGGCGGTGATTCCGGTGAAGATGATGATTCTGAAGATGATGAAGACAATGACGGGGACGGAGATGGCGGCCGTGGGAACGGCAGTCAGAATCAGATGTCGTTTGATGATTTTCTCAAACAGAAAGGGAACCAGTCGGAATTTGATAAGCGGGTGCAGGAGGCTGTGGATCGGGCTGTCAGTACTGCACAGACGAAATGGCAGTCTATGACGGATGACAAGCTGTCCGAGGCTGAGAAACTGGCGAAGATGACTAAAGATGAAAGGTTGGAGTACATCCGGCAGAAGGAACGAAAGGAGTTTGAAGAAGAAAAGGAGGCTTTTGAGAAGGAGAAGCTTCTGGTTGAAATCACCAAGGAACTCCAAACGCAGGCCCTTCCGGTTGCTTTTGCGGATTTCCTTGTAACTATCTCTGACGCCGAAAAAATCAAGGATGCGATTTCTGGGATTAAGAAGGCGTGGGATGCAGAGATTTCAGAGGCGGTTAAGTCAAAAGCCAGACAGTCAACGCCGCAGGAGGGCGGTCAGGTGATTGAAAACAGAAGGGGCTTATCATCCATCAGGAAGATGGCAAGCGAAAACAGGATTATTAAGAATTAGGAGGATGCAGGAAAATGAACAGAAACAAGAATTTAAAGACAAGATTGCAGCTATTTGCACAGACGTGGAATCCAGACCGTGTAACTGTATTTGAGCATAAGGACGGCTCTATTCCAGAGAAACACCAAACCTTGATTTTAAAGGAAATCATGGAAAACAGCAAAGTAATGCAGCTTGCGAAATACGAGGAAATGGATTCAAAGGAGAAGAAATTTGAATATTTCGCAAAAGGACCAGGTGCATACTGGGTAGGTGAAGGAGAGAAGATTAAGACGTCAAAAGCTCAGTGGCTGCAGGTGAAGATGGTCGCAAAAAAATTGGGCGTTATTATTCCATGCTCAAGAGAATTTCTGCATTATAAAATGTCTGATTTCTTTGAGGTTATGAAGCCGAAGATTGCAGAGGCATTTTATAAAAAATTCGATGCCGCGGCAATCCTGGATAAAGAGAACCCATTCCTACATGCGGTTGAAAAGTCCGTATCGGCTACGGGAAATGTGGTTGACAGGGACCTTAGTTATGACCATATCCTTGAATTAGAGGATTTGCTGACAAATGAGGATTATGACGTCAATGCCTTCATTTCCACGAAGAAGAACAGGAGTATGCTGAGAAATTCCCACAGGATTGAGAACGGTGTTGTTGTAGAGAGTCTGTATGACAGGGCAAATAATACGCTGGACGGACACCCGATGGTGGAAATGAAAGCCTTGGATAAAGGCACAATCTACGCAGGGGATTTTGACTATATGTATTATGGGATTCCTTACGGGATGAGCTACAAGATTTCCGAAGAAGCGCAGTTGTCTACGCTTACCAATGCGGACGGAACTCCGGTGAACCTGTATGAGCAGGAATTGGTAGCGCTCAGGGTTACCATGGATGTGGGCTTTATGATTGTGAAGGATGAGGCATTTGCAAAGCTGACATGTGGAGGCTTGGGAGAGTTAAAGGTAACCAGTGCGGCAGGTACAGAGACAGGCGATACGAAGATTACGGTTTCCCCTGCGGTTACAAGTGGAAACTCATATAAGTACAAAACGGGGGAAATGCTGGATGTGCCTGTGAAGGGGCAGAACGTAAAGAACTGGCCGGTGTGGGACGGCTCTGCCGATATTAAGGCTGCTTCTGGAAATGACATTGTAATTGCCGAGTGCGACGCTTCCTACTATGTGGTAAACGCAGGGAAGGCAACGGTTGTAAGCGCAGAATAGGAGGCATCAGGATGTTAAAGGACTTGAAGTTACTGTTAGGCATAGATCCGGAGGATAAGACCCAGGATAAGAAACTGCAATGGATTTTGAAATCTGCCAGGGCAAGGCTTAAGGTTTTGCTTGGCGGCCTGGACCCGCCTCCTGAGATGGGGCATATCATTACGGAGGTTGCGGTCATTCGGTTCAACCGTATTGGTTCGGAGGGAATGACGATCAACAACGTAGAAGGGGAGGACCAGCATTTTAGCAGCAGCGATTTCTCTGGGTTCATGGATGAGATTCATGCCTGGCTGGATACGCAGAACCCCAATAGCCGAAGGGGAGGGTTTCGGTTCTTATGAGATTCGATACACCGGTGTATTTTCAGAGGATAGAGCAGGGGCCATACAACGAAGAAACCGGAAACTATGAGCAGGATTCCATCATTGAGGACATGCGGTATGCGAATGTGACAAGCGCAGGGACAGAAGCCTTGAAGCTGGTTTATGGAGAGCTTCGCCAGGGCTGCAAAGTGGTGCGTTTACAGACGCATTATAAGCCGGCGTTTGACAGCATCCGTATTGGGGGAAAAACCTACCAGGTGGATTCTTCCAGGAAGCTGAGAAACAAACATGTGTTTATAGTGAGTGAGGTGCAGTAGTGGTTGTCAAGATAAAAGGGGTGAAGGAATTAAAAATCGCTCTGAAAAGAAATGCAGAGATGGAGGCTGTTAAACGGGTTGTCAAGCAGAATGGTGCAGAGCTTCAGGGAAAGGCGCAGAGAAACGCGCCTGTGGATACGGGGAATTTAAAGAGGAGTATCCGGCTTCAAATCAAGGATAAAGGGCTGACAGCCGTATCGGAAGCAACTGCGGAGTATGCGCCTTATGTGGAATGGGGGACCAGGTATATGAGTGCACAGCCGTATATGAAGCCTGCTTTTTATGTGCAGAAAGAACAGTTCAGGTGGGACTTGGATCGGCTTGTAAAGTGAGGTGAGGCGGATGGACCCGCAGCAGGAGTTATTTACCAGACTTTTAACGGAGATACGAAAAAAGGGGTATGACGTGTATGATGACGGGCTTCCGGCAGAGGGTACGCCATATCCTTTTATTTATCTGGCAGACAGCCAGCAGACGGACCATGTCATTAAGGGCGCTGTATTTGGAAATGTATATCAGACAATCCATGTATGGCATAACAACCCGAAAAAGCGGGGGACAGTATCCGCAATATTGTTGGATATCAAAGGGATTTGCTGGAATATGAGAAAAACAAAGAATTTTTTGTGGTGCCCGATGGATACCAGCCAGAGGCTTCTGCCGGACAATACCACAAAGCGTCCCCTCCTTCACGGGATACTGGACGCAGCATTTAAATTTTATTAGGGAGGCGTAATTAGATGGAAAAACCAATCTTAGGAAAAGATAAGATTTTGAAATTCAGGAGGCTTGCAGATAGAGAAAAAGAAGGCGCGGCAAGGCTGGCATTGCAAATTGAACATACGATCACCTATGAAGCCAACGCAGATTCTAAAATGACAAAAGATGGCCCAATTAATTACAGCGGCGGCGTGAACACGACAATAGAGATGTCTGCCGTATCTACCAGGGATGCTGTAAATAATATGTTGAGACAGGCGGTATTGAAGCAGGAACTTTTGGAAGTATGGGAGATTGATATTGGGTCCGAGCCAAATGAGAAAGGTGAGTATCCAGCGAAATATGGGCGTGGGCTTTTATCCGAGTGGGAAGACCCTGCAAACGTGGAGGAGGCAGCACAGTTTTCGACCACATTTAACGTGGATGGGGCACTGCAGGACGGGTATGTAAGTGTTCCGGATGCAGAAATCAGGGAGGTACAGTATGTGTTCCAGAGTACAGATGCCGCGGCCTCCGGTAGTTCAGTCCAGGGCATGGGAGAAGCAGATGCAGGTGCAGGTGATTAATGGGTGCGCCATGTTATAGCGCACTCTTTTCATGTGAAAAACAAAAATGAGATTAGGGAGGTAAACAGGCTGTGATGACGTTAGAAATGAATGGTCGGGTATGTGAGTTGAATTTTGGGATTGGGTTCGTGCGTGCGCTTGATGAGAAATACTATCTGGAATCCGGCAGCGGGATGCGTTTTGGCAATGGTTTGGAATTAAAGGCCCCGATGCTGCTGACAGGGGATGCGCTTACGCTTGCTGAGTTTATCCATATGGGTACGGCGAAAATGGGAGATAAAAGGCCGACGCTTAAGGAGATTGACGATTTTGTTGACAGCGCGGAGGATATTAAGAAGGTTTTCAGCGACGTGGTGGACGAGTTAAAAAAGTCAAATGCCTGCAAGATCAGGATGGAGAACCTGGAGGCAGAGCTGAAGAAGGCCGAAGAAAATCTGCGGGCAAAAGACCGAAAACAGAAGAAGTAGAAGCCTCCAGGGATACTTATGAGAATATTGTTGTGAACTGCCTGCGTTTCCTTGGTATGTCTGATTTCCGTGAGATTGATGCCATGACGCTATATGAATACGATTTGCGAATGAGGGCTCACAGGCTACGGGGGATTGACAAGGAGTATGAGATCCATCTGCAGGCGTGGGCAAATTATACCGTTCAGGCGACCAAGAGGCAGGGCAAAGATAAGGTGTTTCCAATCTATAAGACATTCAGGCAGTTTTTTGATTATGAAAAATATATCAAGGAAGCGGCGGGCATTAGCAAGTCACGGGTACAGGAGGAAAGGCTTAAAAAGATTGCTTTAAGAGTGCAGGAGTATGAAAGGGGGCGGCTGGCCGATGGAGAATTATAGTGTGCAGGCAGTTCTGAGTGTGGCTGACAGATCATTTACAACGAAAATGCAGAAAGCGGCGGATACGGTAGAAGCATTGGACACCGGAAGCCAGAAGGCCGCAAAAAGCGTCATGGACATCGCGAAAGGCATAGGGGTGTTCAAGGCGCTTTCGATTGCAGGAAATACATTACAAAATTCTTTAGGCGGCGCGGTTGATCGTTTTGACACCATGACGCGGTTCCCAAAGGTTTTACAACAGATGGGGTACAGTGCGAACGAATCGAATACGTCGATTAAGACCCTGTCAGAAGGAATTCAGGGGTTGCCAACATCTCTTGACGGGATTGCAGCTTCCACCCAGAGGATTGCCGTCCTGACGGGGGATTTAGATAAGGCGACCAACACAGCCCTTGCCTTAAATAATGCCTTCCTTGCGTCAGGCGCAACCTCCGCAGATGCAGAGAGAGGATTAACGCAGTATGTTCAAATGCTGTCAAAGGGGTCTGTGGATATGGAATCCTGGCGGACATTACAGGAAACGATGGGATACGCCTTGAGTGAGACTGCAAAGCAGCTTGGGATAACAAGTGGCAATAGCCTGGAATTATATGATGCAATTCAAAATGGCGAGATAACATTTGATAGATTCAACAGTGCTCTAATTAAGTGCTCAACGCAGACAGGCGGTTTTGCTGAAAAAGCCCAGACGGCAAGTGCAGGAATTAAAACCTCTTTTACTAATTTGGGGATTTCTGTCACAAGGGGAATGGCGAATACAATCCAGTCTGTGGATGATGCCCTTGGGAAATTGAACGGTTCTTCGATTGATGGAATTATTAATTCGCTGAGTAAGAAGATTGATGTTTTTTTCAATGGGGTTTCAACGGGGGTCGGGGTTGTAATCCAGTCTTTAGATATGTTGGGGCCTTCTCTTGTAGTTGCGGCCAGTGGTTTTGTAGCATTTAAAACAGCAATGACGGTACAGGATCAGTGGCGGGCGCTACAGTCCGCTGCGGAAGGTGCAAAGAGTACGATAGATGCCTTCCGAAATGCAGAGCAGTTGGCTACAGACGCGATGAAGGCGCAGGAATTGGCAGCGGGCGCATTGGCAAGAGCAGAACAAACAGGGGTAATCGCCAAGAAAGCTGCCGTAGTTGCACAGGAAGCCGAAACGATAGCAAGAATATCCTCTACAGAGGCAATGCAGGCAAGGACAGTGGCAGAACGGGCAACGGCAGCAGCGACAAAGGTTAGTACTGCACAGGAGAAACTGGCGGCGGCGACAACCAAACTGAGGCAGAAGGAGGAGGTTCTTGCGGCAGCAGCTACGAAATCAAAGGCAGTCCAGGAGAAGGCCGCCGCCGCTGTGACCAAGGCCAAGGCAGACGTTGACAAAAAGGCCGCGGCATTAGAAAAGGCCAAGGCGCAGGCGGCAAAATTAGGGGCTACATCCGCGGAATTGAACGCCAAAGCAGAAGCGATGGAGGCGGCAGCAGCAAAAGCACAGGCGCGTGCATCAGAAACGGCGGCAAAGGCTTCGACCGCAAAAACAACAGCGGAAAACGCAGAAACAAGGGCCGCTGAATACAGTGCGGCAGCAGAGACAAAAAATATGGCGGCCACCGAAGCATCGAATATTGTCCAGGCAAAGAGTAGCCTGCTTGTAGTGGCCAAGACGGCAGCCCTGGGAGTTCTTTCCGGACAAATGGGAATTGCAGAAGCGGCACAGTGGGGATGGAACGCGGCGATGACGGCAAATCCAATCGGGGCCACAATCATTGCCATGACCGCATTGATTGGCGTGGTTACGGGTGTTGCGGTTGCAATCAGCAAACTTGATACGAAAACGCAAGCAATCCAGAAAGCCCAGGAGGATGTAATTGAGTCCTCCAAGAATCTTGTGGAATCATTGGATTCCTCGAAAAAGGCGTATAAGGAGACGACGGCGGATATTGAAGCAAGCGCGAAAGCGAACAAAGACCTTGCCAGCCAGATATCAAACCTGGCAAATCAAGAAAGCCGGAGTACCCAGGAAAAGGCGGCATTAAAAACCTATGTAGACCACCTGAATTCCTCCATGGAGGGGCTTAA